ATATCCGGATGGATATGTTTCTTGGTCACCGCAAGCAATATTTGAAAGTGCATATCTGCAGGTAGAGGACAATCCGAAGCTGCCGTCCGGTGTTTCTATCGGTCCTAAGATGGTAGATGAGTTTATCAGCTATGTGGAGACCACAACAATGGGAGAGCGCACCACTGTAGTACGCTGTGTGCTGCGTAATGGATTCGTGATTGTAGAAGCCAGTTCCTGTGTGGATCCGAAGAACTATTCCGAGGAAATGGGCAGAGAAATCTGCATGGAGCGTATCAAGAACAAGATTTGGGAACTGTTGGGATTTCTGCTGCAGACTGCATGGCATGGAATCAGGTAAGGAATTAATGCACGCTTCGGCGTGTTATTTTTATGTCCAAACACGATATGACGCTATAAAAGGTGCGTGGCCGGTGACACCGATGACAATGGATTATATAGGGCGACACCCTTAAAACGGAGGTACTAAGATGTTCAGAGAGAACTTGATCCCATTAAACTTACAGATGTTTGCGGAAGATACCGGAGTTGGCAGTGGAGCGGTCGGCGATCAGAATGCGGCCGGAGCTGGTCAGACCACACAGTCACTGCAGATTGACTATGCAAAGATCCAGCAGATGCTTGACGGAACACTGGCTGCCAAAGAGGATACCGCTTTAAAAGCATACTTCAAGCAGCAGGGACTGAGCCAGCAGGAGGCAGAACAGGCAATGGCAGCGTTCAGGGCGGAGAAGGCGAAGAATCAGCCGGATGTTGGCTCGTTACAGAGTCAGCTGAGCAGTTCCCAGAGTGCATTACAGCAGGCACAGATTCAGAACGCTGCTATCATGGCGGCTATGGGACTTGGCGTCGATGCAAAGACAATGCCGTATCTGTTAAAGATGGCAGATCTGAGCCAGGTAATGGGGCAGGATGGAAAAATCAATGAAGATACGTTAAAGAATGCACTGAATAAGGTTCTGGAAGACATTCCGGCACTGAAGCCACAGGCACAGCAGACAACGGGATTCCAGTTTGGCGCAGCAGGCGGGCAGGCATCAAGAAGCAGTGTCGATGATGAGCTGGACCGTATCTTTGGCGTAAAAAAGAAGGAGGGCTAATTAAATGTCAGTAGTAAATTATGTAACAGCGTTTCATGACCGTATCATTGCGTTGTATGGGCATGAACTTATTTCGGATGATCTGTATCATTCCAATGAGGATATCCAGATCAAGGGAGCAAAGGAGATCAAGCTTCCACGTCTGAGTGTAAGTGGATACAAGGACCATACAAGGGGATCTCTTGGATTCAATACAGGTAATTACTCCAATGATTTCGAAACAAAGACTCTGGATCATGACAGAGACATTGAGTTCGTGATCGACCCGATGGATGTAGATGAGACAAACCAGATTGTTTCCATTGCAAATATCCAGACAAGATTCGAGCGCAAGCAGGCAATTCCGGAGCTTGATTGTTATACATTCTCTAAGCTGTATACAGAGGCTGTCAGAGTAGGTGCGACAATCAAAAATACCGCAATCACTGCAGCTAATATCCTTGCAGATTTCGATGATAACTGTGAGGCATTCGAGGATGCGGGTGTTCCGTTATCTCGCTGCATCCTGTATTGTACTGCAGCATACAAGAAAGCACTGAAGAATGCAGAAGGCATCCAGAGAACTCTTGAGGTAGGTGGAAGCGCAAAGGGTATCGACCGCCGCGTACATACATTGGATGATCTGGGCAAGATCAAGACGGTTCCGCTGGAGCGTTTCAAGACTGCGTACGATTTTACCGAGGGTTATCAGGCAGATGCGACGGGAAAGCAGATTAATTACATTCTGGTAGATCCGGAGGCACAGGTTTCCCGTGTGAAGTATTCTTATATCAATACTTATACACCGGGTCATGATTCCAGAGTAGCGGACAACTATATGTATCAGAATCGTAGATACAACGGTACATTTGCTCTGGATGAGGAACTGAAGGTGGCTTGTATCATCAATGCGGAGGCGTAATCATGAAGGCGAAAAAGGAAAATAAGACATACCGCGTGACAGAGGCTGAGAAGCAGAGATATCTGAAAGCCGGATATGATATCTACAGCGATGATGGTATCCTGTTAGAACATTCTCCATTGAAGAAAATCTCTTATGCAGAACATGAGAGGCTGTTAAAGGCTGTATGGGCAGAAGCAGAGCTGCTTCGTGCAGAAAACGCAGAACTGAAAGCAGAAGTAGCTGCACTGACAGAAGCGGCTGGTGCAGCGCAGGGAAAGGCGAAGAAGAAGGCAGGTGAGTAACATGGGTTACGAACCATATGTAAATGCCGAAGTCTATCGTAAACAGTACGGAAGCGGCATTGTTCCGGAAGAGTCATTAACCAAGGCTCTCCGGACAGCTTCCCGGCATATCGATTCCCTGACATTCAACCGGATTCAGTCCTTAGGATTCGAGAATCTGACTCCGTTTCAGCAGGAGATCATCCGTGAGGTGGTTTGCCTGCAGGCGGAATTTGAACATGAGAATGCGGATGAGATTAATACAATCTTATCCAGCTACAGTATCAATGGCGTATCAGCACAGTTTGGCAGCTCATGGAATATCTTCATGGATAAAGGCGTTGCCATGAAGCGGGATGTATATGCTCTGCTTTGCCAGACTGGCCTGTGCTGCCGTTTGGCGAGGTGAGACTATGAAATATCCATGTTTAGTACCGAAACGGCTCTGTAAGACGGATATCGCGCTCCAGATGGATCAGGAAGGATTGAATGAATATGGTGAACCGTTGCCAGCTGTGATTTATTCTGGAAAATGCAACTATCAGGACAAAGCAAAAACAATCCTGACGGCAGAAAAGAAACTGGTTCAAATTACTGGATCGGCACTCCTTCCGGGAGATATCTGCCCGGAACTGCCTGTTATCTCTGGCGGAACAGCAATGTTGTTTGGAGTGGAGCGTCGCATCCTGCAGGGAAGAAAAGGCAGGAATCCAGATGGGACGGTCAATTATACAGAGGTGCTGCTGATATGATAAAAGTATCATCTACGGTAAAACTGAATGCTCCGGTGATGAAGATGCTCAAACAGGTGCAGGTTCAGGCACTGGAAAAGACTGGTGAAGCTTTGCATACAGAAGTGATTCAGGCTCAGGTATTTCCGCGAGATACTGGTAATCTACAGAATGAAAGTACCTTTGTGGATTATTCAGAGTCTGCAAACGGAAAAGTCACTATCGTGTCAAGTACTCCGTATGCGAGACGTTTGTATTTTCATCCAGAGTTTCATTTTGCACAGGATGAGAATCCAAACGCAAAAGGCAAATGGTACGAGGACTGGGAATCGGGTGGCTCGCAGGAAGAATTTGCGATCAGGACCTACAAAGAATTCTACAGGAGGATGGCAGGATTATGATGTTATCTGATGTGAGAGACTATATTGAATCCCTGAATCTGGCAGATCATGTGTATCAAAGCAAGCTGGATGCCAAGAAGGAAAAATCCATTGGTGTATATAACAGTAAGCATACCCATGCATACAAGACTGCCATTGGTGGTCCTGCTTTGGAGTCCTACGGGACGAAATACGTCACTCTTCTGGTACATTGGAACAAATCCCCAAGAGATACGGAAAAGGCTGCTGTGGCCTTGTTTGAGACTGTCAGGGATACAAGGGAAGTAACCGTAAACAATGAAACAATCAAATTTATACAGCCGCTTTATGACATTCAGGACGTTGGCACGGATGATGCCGGAGTTTATGAAATGGTCATCGAGGTGGCTGTTGTTTATTCAAAGAAAGGAAATGAAGGATGAAGTTTGGTAGAATAAATGGAAGAACAGAAAATTCGATGATTCCGATGAATCTGCAGAGACATGCCGGTACACCAAGCGGCGTATTTCCATGCTACAAGAATCAGTTCCAGATCAATACTGCAGCAGATGGAGCGACTGCAACAATGGCATCTATTGCGGATTGCGAGTCGTTTAATGTATCTCTCGATAATGGAGTTGAGGAGTGGACTCCGTTTGAAACAGAAGGCTGGGTAAGAAGACTGATGACTGCAAAATCACTTACTATTTCTGTATCTGGCAAACGTAATGTTGGTGATGCAGGTAATGATGCAGTAGCAGCGTTGGCATGGTTGAATGGTCGTGATGCGGAACGGAATTTCCAGTGGACATTCCCAGATGGAACAGTGGTATTACTGGAAAATGCGGTAATCAATGTGACTAATGTTGGAGCTGGTGACTCAACTAACGTAGGACCGCTGGAATTTGAAGTCATGAGTAATGGCAAACCAAAAGTAACAGTGGCATAAGGAGGAAATATGAAGAGGGTTGATATTACAAGTAAACTGGAACTCGATAAAAATGCAGTATTAGTTATTGCGGAAGAGGAACTGGAAGTAAAGACCGATGTGAAGACGGTATTGCTTCTGATTGCAAAGGCAGACGAAGGTATTGATAGCAGAAATATAGCAGATGTCTGTGATCTGATTTTTACAGAGGAAGCAAAGCTGCGTCTGGATAATATGGATCTTTCATTCAAAGATTATGCTACTGTGCTTCATGCTGCAATGGATGTTGTTATGGGAAAAGAGTATGAAACGCAGGGGGAAGAACCGACCCATACTACAGCTTGATAGATGATTATGATTTGATTGTATCATCGTTTCAGGCGCAGTATGGGCTGCGCTTATCCAGAGAAATCGATACGATGTCATGGGGAGAATTCAAACAGCTGCTTATTGGCATCAGTCCAGATACTCCTCTTGGCAGGATCGTGTCAATACGCAGTGAAACTGATAAAAATGTTTTGAAGCACTTCTCGAAAGAGCAGAAGCGGATTAGAAATGAATGGTTGGCTAAAAAGAATAAAATAATATCCGAAAAGGATATGGAAAAGGTTCTGGAAGGATTTAAGCAGATGTTCATTTCAATGGCTGGAGGTGGTAATCATTGAGAGAATGAAGATAAAATGTCCGCATTGTGGACATGAACAGAAAGTGCAATACACCTCGGATGCAGTATGTCGGGGAGTGTTTGTCAGATGCCAGGCTAGGCATTGTAGAAAAGAATTTGAAATTAAGATAAAGGTGGACAAGTAGTGCCTTGTGTCGATGTCCTCTGTTCTGGAAAGGATAGGTGGATATGGGTGCAGAAGCTACGAGCGTAGGCCAGATTGGTCTTGATCTGGTTGTGAACCAAAAGAAATTTAATAAGCAGATGTCAGGCATTCAGGGAACGGCGAAAAAAATCGGAGCTATGCTTGCATCTGCTTTTGCCGTTAAAAAGATTGTTGATTTTGGAAAATCATGCATAGAACTTGGCTCTGATCTGCAGGAAGTGCAGAATGTCGTTGATGTAACATTCAAGAGTATGAATCAGCAGGTGAATGATTTTGCAAAGTCTGCGATTACTACTGCTGGACTTTCAGAAACGATGGCCAAACGGTATACTGGAACATTCGGTGCTATGGCCAAGGCTTTTGGGTTCACGGAATCGAATGCCTACGGTATGTCCACAGCACTGACTCAGTTGGCCGGAGATGTTGCATCGTTTTACAATATCACGCAGGATGAAGCGTATATAAAGTTAAAATCGGTATTCACCGGTGAAACAGAGAGTCTAAAAGATCTTGGTGTAGTTATGACACAGAGCGCGCTGGATGCCTATGCACTGGCCAATGGATTTGGAAAGACAACTGCTGCAATGACAGAACAGGAAAAAGTTGCACTGCGGTATCAGTTCGTTATGAATCAACTCTCAGCAGCACAGGGAGATTTCATCAGGACATCAGATTCATGGGCAAATCAGACAAGAGTGATGTCTTTGCAGATTCAGTCGATTATGGGAACGATTGGACAGGGACTGATCAATCTGTTCACACCGGTGATCAAGATAATTAATGGTGTTCTGGGAAAAATCGCACAGTTAGCGGAAGCCTTTAAAGGATTTACGGAACTGCTCACAGGCAAGAAATCAGAAAGTGGCAGCGGAATTGCAGACAGTCTGACAGCTGGCCTTACAGATGCAACAGCAGCAGCCGGTGATGCAGGAACTGGATTATCTTCAGCAGCAGACAGTGCGGGAAATTTGGCTGATAACACAGAAAGTGTAGGAAATGCTGCCAAGAAAGCAGCCAGAGAGATGAAAGCCCTGATGGGGTTTGATGTGATTGAAAAACTGCCGGCAGTATCGGATGTGAGTACTGGAAGCAGCGGGGGAACATCAGGAGGAGCTGGCCTAGGTGGCCTTGGCAGTGGCGCAACTGACTTCGGGAAGCTGGCAGAAAGCGGGGATAATGCACTTACCAGTACAAATAAAACTCTTGATAAGATTATCAGGAAAGTCAAGCAGCTGGCAAATCTGGCTAAAGAGGGATTCTTTGACGGTGTTGGAGACTTAACGGTTCTTGATAGTATCAGGACTGAGTGCGAATCTATTAGTAAGGTATTAAAGGAAATCTTTACAGGCGAAGAGGTATTATCAGCTGCGGATATATGGGCACAGACTGTGGCGTATAATCTTGGCAAGGTTTCCGGATCGGCAGTTTCAGTAGGCTTATCAATTGCGGATAATCTGGTTGGCGGAGTTGCAAAATATCTGAACGAAAACATGGGACGCATCAAAACGTATGTGATCAGTATGTTTGATATCGGTGCAGAACAGGCAACTTTATCCGGGCAAGCAGCGGTATTTCTTGCGGACATTGCATCCGTTTTACAATCAGATGCAGCTAAAGGAATAACCTCGGATGTGATTTCCATATTTGCAAATGGATTTATGGGAATTACAGAAATGGCAGCGCGTTTTGGAACAGATTTGATTAGTCTGATTGTTGTCCCGTTGTCAGAAAATGCGGAAGCAATCAAACAAAGTGCCGCTGGTATACTGGAACCAATTAAGGCAATAACAGGTACAGTAGCACAAAGTATTTCAGATAGTTTGCAGTCAATTCGGACAATGTATGATGTGCATATAGCACCGATGTTTGCGACAATAAAGCAGGGATTGAGTGAAATTGCAGGTTTTTTGTGTGAGAAGTTTGAGAATGAGATAAAGCCGGTGCTGGACCAGTTTGCAGCGGATTTTACTGTTATGTGGGCAGAACATATACAGCCTGCAATCGATAGCGGTATTGCATTCTTTGGAAAGCTTGCGGACACGATCTCTCTACTATGGAGTGAATATCTTCAGCCATTTATCATGAGAATGATAGACGAGCTTACACCAGCTGTGGAAGCAATGGGAACTATTTTCAATGTAGTATTTAGTGCAGTTGGAGATCTAGTAGCAGATATTTTTAGTGCATTATCAGGTTTGCTTGATTTTATAGTCGATATTTTTAAGGCAGACTGGGATGCAGCATGGGAAGATCTGAAGCGTGTGTTTGAGGTACTGTGGAATGGAGTAAGATCATTTCTGGAAGATCTGTGGAATGGTTTGACGGAATATTTTGCCGAAACATGGACTGCAATTCAGGAGATTTTTGAACCGGTAACAGAGTGGTTTAGTGGTGCATTTCAGGCAGCATGGGATGGAATTGTCGCTATCTGGTCGGGCGTAAAGGACTGGTTTACGACCAATGTTTCTGAACCGTTAAATACGCTTTTTACAGATCTCTGGACTGGGATTGAGACATTTGCATCCGATACATGGGATAACATTGTCGGCATATTCAAGGCGGGTGGAAGCATATTTGATGGGTTTGTTACTTCTGTGAAGGATGTTTTTGTACAACTTGTAAATGGAATCATTTCTGGAATTAACAGCGTGATCAGTGTTCCATTTAAAGGAATTAATGACGTATTATCAGGTATCAGAGGGGTAAACATTCTGGGAGCAAAGCCGTTTGAATGGGTGCCAAGTATTACAGTGCCGCAGATTCCAATGCTGGCACAAGGTGGTTTTGTGGAGAAGAACACACCACAGCTTGCCATGATTGGTGATAACCGGCACTATGGTGAGATTGTTGCTCCGGAGGATAAGCTTCAGGAGATGGCAAGGATGGCAGCGACAATGGGAGGAAGTCCGGAACTGCTGCAGAAGATCATTTCCCTGTTAGAAACTCTGATTTCTCTCGTCCAGGGCGGTGATGATATCGTTCTGATGCTTGATGGAGAGGAACTGGCAAGGGCAGTCATGACTGGCTCTTTGAGATTAAAACGAAGATATACTACTGTTGAGGTCACTGTATGAGTGGCCTCTTTTTGAGAGGTGATTGATATGGGAGTTGTATTGATGGCCGGAGAGATGCAGTTACCATCTCCGGTATCCCTTCAGATTGACAATGAACTGATCTGGTCTTCCGATTCCGGGAGAGATTTGTCAGGCTTATTTTCTGGTGATATCGTCGCAGAGAAAAAGGCTTTGACAATTGGTTGGGGAGTGCTGCAGGCGGGAGAAGTAAATCTGATTGAAACGCAGCTTTGCCCTGGTTATTTTCCGTTGAAATTCTGTGATGCAGGTGGCATTGTTGAGATTGAAGCATACAGAGGAACTCTGAGTAAGGTATTGCTGGGAGAATTCGGAGACGGATATCTTTACTACAAATCTGCCAGCTGCAAGATTGTACAGAGGTAATGATATGGCAAGAAATACATCATCTGCTTACAAGGAGCAGATAAAAGGAGTCCGGCAGTTTTGTGCAAAAGTGATTATTACATATGCAGATGGCACGATCGATACGCTGACGGATTTATCTGATTTTAAGAAAATAAAGATTGCAGATGCCTGTTCTGATACCAATGAGTTTGTGATTGGTGCAGCGGTGATGAATGAGGCTGTGATCACGCTGAATAATCGCACTGGAAAGTTTAATGGGAAGAATTTTTTCGGTGCTCAGTTAACACTGTATGTAGGGATTATGGTGAATGGTGTTCCGGAACTTCTAAAAATGGGACAGTATCTTGTTGATGAGCCGATATCGCCTGGCATCAGTATCAATATAGTAGCGTATGACCGGATGATCTGGCTGGATCGGACATATACACCAGGTATTGTTTATCCGGCAACATTGGCGCAAATAGTAATAGATGCATGTGAACAGTGTGGGGTGACTGTAAAGAGTGTTGATTTTCCGAGGGCGGACTATATTGTGGAGAATGCTCCGGAGAAATGCACCTGCAGGGAGCTTGTGGCCGCAGCTGCACAGTTGGCCGGATGCTTTGCGAGATGTGATGCAGATGGACAAGTAGAGCTGCGTTGGTATTCAGATACAGTGAATCATGAGATAACCAGTTTGCGGAGTAAGAATATCTGCACGGATGATGTCATTGTAACTGGAATCACGGTATTGAGCGGAGACGAAGAATTGGCCTCCGCAGGAGAAGACGGATACCGGTTGACAGTTAAGGACAATATCCTTTTGGAGTCAGGAATGGAGCAGGAAACAGCAGACTATTTGGTAGGAAAACTGATTGGACTGCAGTTCCGACCGTTGTCTATTACCTGCAAGAGCAATCCGTCTATAGAAGCAGGTGACAGGATCAGAGTAGTGGATGAAAAAGGAAACAGCTATGAAACTGTAGTTACAAGCACTTCTTTTGCTGTGTTGGAAACGCAAGCTATTTCCTGTGATGCGGCATCTCCTGCAGTAAACAGCAGTCAGCGACTGTCTCAGACTGCACAAGCAATTGTTGCATCGAAAAAGTATACGCAAGAATATACAGATACAAAGTTTGATGCTCATGATCAGGCATTGAAAGAACTTGCAAATCGTATCACCACCAGCTCTGGCATGTACATAACAGAGGTACCCCAGGAAAATGGCAGCACTATCTATTATGCGCATGGAAAACCGCTCTTAGAGGAATCCCAGTATATCTGGAAATTTACTATCGAAGCAATCGCAATCAGTACCGATGGCGGTAATACCTGGCCGTATGGATTGGATATCTCCGGAACTGCAATCCTGAATCGTATCTATGCAGTAGGACTCAATGCGGACTATATCACAGCCGGCACATTCACTGTGAAGGATGATGAGGGCAATATTGTATTTTCGGCCAATAAAGACACCGGACAGGTTGTTATCTCGGCTCTTACAGCGTTTGAGAATAAGCTTGGTAAATACCTGCGGATTGATCCAGATGAGGAGAGTATTTCGCTTGGATCCAGCAAGAATCCGATTGTTTTAAAGGTGGTGAATAACCGGATTGCATTTATGCAGGCTGGTACGGAGATTGCATGGTTTTCTGATAATCAGCTACATACAAAGCAGCTGGTGGTAGAGGAACTGGCAGACTTATGTGGATTGATCGTAACGATCGATGAGAACGGAGATACATTTATTAGTTAAGGAAGGAGGGAGAAGATGGCGGAGACAGCGATATATTATGCATATGCTAATGGTGGAACAAGATACAGTTATCGAGGAAAAGTACAGTTTAATATAGCGCAGGCTGTGGAAAATAACCAGTTTATTGTGGATTACTGGTTCTGGTTGTATCGTGCTGATGGTTATACAGGAGCGGGACATGAGTTTCGGAACGGAAATAAACTTGTTGTTTCGATCAATGATGAGTCACTGATCAGCTCTAATAATTATAAAGAAGTAATTCTCACTGGAACATCAGAGAGTAATCCGGTACTGATGTGTTCCGGGCAGAAAGTCATTGCTGCGGCCAATGATGGAAGCAAGACATTTAATTATAGCTTCATGTATGATCAGACGCAAAATAAAGGACAGGAACTGGACTGGCTTACGGTTGCGGGAAGCCATACCTGCGAGCCGATTCCGCGTGCTACCACACCGACCTTATCTGCATCCAACGCAGAGTTTGGAAGTAAGGTAACGATCACAACAGATGGCGCTGTAGATACATTTACTCATAAGCTTACTTATTCGATTGGTAATACATCCGGAACGATCGCATCAGATGTTGTGGATAGCGTATCATGGACGATTCCTTCAGATCTGATGAAGCAGATCCCGAACTCCACTTCCGGAGTAATCAAGATCACCTGTATTACCTATCTCGATGGAACGGAAATCGGACAGAAAGAAGTGAACCTGACTGCGAAAGTTCCGGCAAGTATCGTTCCGACACTTTCTGTGGCAGTTGCAGAAGCCGCTTCCATTCCTGCGGGAATATCCGGGTACATACAGAGCCGAAGCCGCCTGTTGGTGACCAGTACGGCAGCAGGGCAGTATGGAGCGACAATAAAGAGTTGCACCGTTACCGTGGAAGCTACACCGTACACCGGTGAAGAGATAACCACAAACACAATCTCTGGATCCGGAACGATTCCGGTGAAAGTTGTTGTGACTGATAGTCGTGGACGCAGCACAACAAAGTACGTGAATGTAACAGTAACAGCTTACAGTCTGCCGAAACTCACGGCAGTGAATGCGTACCGCTGTGCAGGAGCTACGGATGCCACGGCGGACAAGTCAGGGGCATATGTCTGTGTGAAGCCGAAAGGCTCTATAACAGCTCTGGGTGATAAGAATGATAAAACCTGTACTGTGTACTATAAAAAGAAAACAGAGACCTATTACAGCAGCAAAGCGCTGTCTATGGGAGATTATGTACTGGATGGTGAGTATGTGGTGATCCCTGCGGCGGCTTCTGACAGTTATGATATTTACGTTGTGCTTGCAGACAGCTTTGACAGTACAAAATACGTTGCGCCTACCCTGATGGCCGGAGCTGCTTATATCCACATCCCCAAAGATAGAAGGGGAATGGGGCTTGGCAAGCATCTGGAAGGTAAAGGACTGGAAGTGGGCTGGGAAGCAAAGTTCTGGGAGGCTGTCACATCCTACGGAAAGGTATATCTGCAGAATGGATTTAATGTTTATACATCGAACGCTGGATCCGGAACAGATGGATATATCAACATGGCAAGGATCACAATATCCGGCATTTATGTGGATTTTCCGATTGTTTTTGAAATCGCCAGAAGAAAAGATAAAGGGATAAATAAAATCCATATCTTGTTTCAGGGGATTGAGACTAATGATCCAGAGATTGCATCGTTTACATCGGACGCTCCAGAAAGTGTTGTAGTGCTGCGTAAATCCGCAACAAGCACCTGGGATCTCTGGATTAAGAAAAAAGAGGGGTACGATAACGTGGCAATCTTGGATCTGAAAACAAACTGGGATTATATGGCCAGCAGAGTATCCATTACATACCCAGGAACATTCTCCGAGTCGGAGCCGATTGGAACAATGCCAGAGTTGGTATAATAATTGCGCCGGCGCAATTGGAAAGGAGCAAGATAATGGTAATAGCAAACTTTAAACCGGGGCAGACGAAAGTTAGGGTTGAGGGAGTATGGCAGCGAGACTATGGACAGATTTTGCGGATAACTGGACTATCGCTGCCGCCGGCGGTTGAGGTGCATTTTGCTAAAGAATATGCACCTGAGGCT